CATGTTTAATTGCATGATGGGGATTTCTTATATTTATTTTTAATTAAGCTCTATCCTTTTTTTAATTATAAAAAGAATGGAGAATAATATGTATATTGAATATAATTCTAATCCTGAAAATAAATTAGTCGGTGATTGTGTTGTTAGAGCAATATCTAAAGTTACCGACCAAGACTGGGAAAGAACATATATGGAAGTATGTGTTCAAGGTTTTATGATGCATGATATGCCCTCTTCAAACAGTGTTTGGGGAGGTTATTTATTTACTAAAGGTTTTAGAAGATATATTATTCCTGATACTTATCCTAAAAGGTATACTGTAAAACAATTCTGTACAGATAATCCAAAAGGTATATATTTATTGGCTACAGATCAACATGTAGTTGCGGTTGAAGATGGTAATTATTTTGATACGTGGGATTCAGGTAATGATTTCCCACTTTATTATTGGAGAAAGGAAATTAGTAAATAATGGATATGACTTCAAATAATATAAATCAAGCACAATTAAATCAAAATAACTCATATAACAATATTGGAATTAATAATGTAAATTCCAATTATCAAGGAGTTCCACAAAATACTCCAATTGATAATAATTATATGAATGGAGGAAAGAATATAATTCCACAACCAAATAATAATATGGTTCACCCTTCTCCTCCACAATTTATACCGCAAAATAATAATCAAACTTTTTGGAATGGCAATTATAATATGCCGATGCAGAATTCTTCTCAAATTCCTGCCCAATCAAATAATCAAAATGAGAAAGAATTTATTTTATTAGATGGGTCTTCCCCTAATAAAAAAAGAAAATATGTATTCGTAGAAGAGATAGATGTAACTCAACCTGTCTTTTCTTTAGAAGATATAAGAAAAATTGTTTCAGATGAATTTGATAGACGATTTGGAGAGGAGGGAAAAAGTTGAATAATCCATTCATGAACATGCAGTATATCATGTCTGAATATAATAAGTTTAAAAATAACCCAATGCAATGGTTGACCTCAAGAAATATTAATAATCCACAAGAGATGCTACAAAATCCTCAAGCTGGATTTCAAAATATGGTTAACAATGGAGCTATGAATAATCAGCAATTAAATCAGATTATGTCATTAGCTCAAACAATGCGTGGTTTATTTAGATAAAGACGGTACTAACACTTTGCAAAGTTTATGTATAGTAACTCGTTAATATTATATTTAGTAAAAAGGAAGGTAATTAATTATGGGATTAACTGATGGTAACAATGGTGGTCTTACTGCTGCTGATGTTGCAGCGGTAACTGGTAATAACAATGGTTTTGGTGGATGGGGTGATGGCTCTTTCTGGATTATTGTCCTTTTCTTATTTGCTCTGATGGGTAATGGATGGGGCAATGGTTTTGGTAATGGTAATGGTGGCGCAATGCCATATGTTATCAATAATGATGTCCAGAGAGGATTCGACCAATCTGCCATTATGAATGGTATTACTGGACTTAATGGTACAGTCTCTAATGGTTTTGCTAATGCGGAGATTTCTCGTTGTAATGCTCAGACTAATCTGCTTCAGACACTTGCTAATAATCAAGCGGCTACAATGCAGAGTTTTAATGATGTGGGCATGGCATTCCAAAATTGTTGTTGTGATAACAGACTTGCAGTAGCTGAAACAAAACAACTTATTTCTGCTGAAGCGGCGGCTACTCGTGCTAACACGGATGCAAAAGTGCAGGCTGTTATGGATAAGCTTTGCCAGCTTGAAATGGATGGTATTAAGCAGAATTATGAGAACAGAATTGGCGGTATGCAGAATGAAATCGATTCTCTTCGTGCTGCTCTCAACAATGTAAATGGACAAGCGTCTCAGAATGCGCAGACTGCACAGATTATTGCCAATAATGAAGCTCAGACTGTAGCTCTTGAGAGATATCTCGCTCCCACTCCTGTTCCAGCATACCCCGCATCTCAGATGAATTATTGCAATATGCCTAACTTTGGTTGCGGCTGTGGATGTAATGCGTAATTGGGGGTGAAGTGTTATGGCTGAATTTGTAGCAAACGCCGTTCAGCTCGTAGAGGCTGGGCAGAATGTTCTTTTAGAGGATTCTATCTCTTGTAATAAAGGCTATGTACTTCACAGAAACGGTTCTGGAATCCTTACTCTTAGAGGCATCGTTAATAACCCTTGTGCCAAATTTGCAAGATATAAAGTTGAATTTAATGGTAATATAGCTATTCCTGATTCTGGAGCGGCTGGAGAAATTAGTCTCGCTCTTACAATTGATGGAGAAGCTATTCAGACAAGTCGTGCTCGTGTGACTCCCACTGCGTTAGGGGCATATTTTAATGTGACCAGTGTTGCGAATATTACTGTTCCTGCTGGTTGTTGTCTTACTATCTCTGTTGAAAATACAAGTGGAGTTCCTATAAATGTTCAGAATTCAAATCTGACTGTAGATAGGACTGCTTAAGAAAGGGGGTAGTAGACATGAGAGAATTAGATCGTTTGAAAGATATGCTTTGTGATGAAGTTAAAAAAATCACTGCTCAAGGTGAATTAAATTCTACTACTCTTGCTGTCGCAGATACTGTTGTTGATATCATAAAAGATATTATGGAAATTTGCGAAAAAGAAGAGCGTATGAATTATGGAGAAGAAGGTTCTTACAGAAATTATTATAATAATTATCGTATGAATCCTTCTTATAATGGTTATTATGAAAATAATAATTCTTATAATAATCGCAATAATAGCTATGGTTATGATAATGGCTATAGCAGACATACTGCTACTGATCAGATGGTTAGTAAACTTGAAATGATGATGCAAGATGCAACTTCAAAAGATAAAGCTACAATTCAACGTTGCATAGAAGAACTTAAACATCAGTAAAAAATATTCATGGGAGATAAGATAAAACTTGTCTCCCATTTTTATATATGGCTCGTTGGATCAGTCTGGTTTAAATCAATGCACTGTCTATGCATAGGTCGTGGGTTCAAATCCCACACGAGTCGCTCTACACCTTCGGGTGTATATAATCCTCACTGGGGATTTACAATGGATTAATTTTAGGGGTAAAAAGAATCAAATCTTTTTACCTCAATAATTTAATAAGGGATAAAAAGGAGAAATAAAATATGGATTTGAAATCAATTCTTGATACAACTGGTGATAATACTTTTTTTGATGAAGTAATTCGAGATTATTATAATAATCGAATTTTACTTCTTAATGATGATATTTCAGAAAATCTGATTGAAGATTGTATTATTTATATTATCAAATGGAATCAAGCTGATAAAGGGTTAGCCCGTGAAGATAGAAAGCCGATTACTATTTATATTAATAGTAGTGGTGGAGATAGTATTATTGCCATGCAACTTGTTGATGTAATTAAAGCATCTATGACTCCAATTAAAGTTGTTGGTATGTCTTTAGTTGCAAGTGCCGCTTTTCATATTTTTATTGCGGGTCATGATAGAGTTTGTTTTGATAACACAATTTTCTTAATGCATGATGGAGATGTAACTATTAGTAATAGTACAAGCAAAGCAAAAGACACCATGAAATTTATCGAAGAACTTGATAATCGTTATAAGAATCATGTATTGTCTTCAACAAAGATGACAGAAGATTTTTATGATGATCATTATGATATTGAGTTTTTCTTTTTTGGTAGTAAAGCAAAAGAATATGGTGTCGTAGATAAAATAATCGGTGAAGATTGTACTATGGATTATATATATTAATGGGGAATAAATATGGATTATAAACGACTGGAGAATGAAACAGATAAGGATTTAATTAATCGCATTTGTTCTGAAAAAGATAATATAGGTAGTTGGCAAGATGTGGCAAATATAATTAATAATATACTTGGAACAGCTTTTACTGAATCTAAGTATAGAAAAAATTTTAGGTTATATTCTCAAGGATATCATGATAGTCAAGCAAAACTTGCTGAAGAACATAGTACAGAATTAGAGAATAAATTAAATGAAATAAAAAAAGAGCGTATTAAATTACAGACTCTTAATATAGAAAGAAATAAACTTGATAGGATAGAAGCAAGAAAAGAATTGTACTATGAACAAATTGGAAACATGATTACCGCTCTTCCAGCTCCTGAATTAAATATAGAGTATGAACCTGAGATTGCTAAAATATATGAAGATGCAGAGGAACTTTATCTTTTAACTATCGCAGATATACATTCTGGAGCTATTTTTAAAACAGAATATAACGAATATTCTCCAGATATTATGATTGATAGATTTGCTGATATGACAGAAAGAACTATTAATTTTATTAAAAAACATAATTGTAAAGTTTTTTATGTAGTTGGACTTGGAGATTTTATTCAAGGTTGTATTCATATGAATGATTTAAAAATAAATGATTCTACAGTTGTAAAAGCTACTGTTCAAGTGAGTCAACTGATGAGTTTGTTTTTAAATAATATTTCTAAATATGCACATATTAATTATTATCATATTATTTCTTCTAACCATTCTCAAATGAGATACCTTGGCACAAAAGCCAGTGAACTTATGGGAGAAGATATGGAATATATTATTGGGCATTATATTAAAGATAGTCTTGTTAATAATAAAAATGTTGATGTATTTGTTGATGAGGAAGCAAGCGATTATAAAGAGTTTGAAATTCAGAATTATAAAATAATTGCGATGCATGGTCATCAAGTAAAAGATATTAATACAGTATTAAATAATATCTCTTCCAAAAAGAATGAAATGATTGACTATGTTCTTTTAGGTCATCAACATAACCATAAAGTTGTCACAGGTAATGATGGGTGTACATATGATACGGAAGTATTAGTAAGCCCTTCGTTCGTGGGTAGTGATCCTTTTTCAGACTCAATTATGAAAGGAAGTAAAGCTGCTGTGATGATTTATGGTTTTCATGAATATGAAGGTCATAATGAAACTTATAAGTTTATTTTAAATTAAATTCGAGTTGCTTCGAATTAAATCATATGGGATTAGGAGGTATAAAGAGCGTATCATGCTTTTTATACCTTCTGATGTACATTTGCTCTTATGGCGCAATTGGTAGCGCAAGTGCCTTGTAAGCACTAGGTTGATGGTTCAAATCCGTCTGGGAGCTTTAATAAAAAATGATTAAAAGGAGGAAGTGGATTATATGGCTTTTATGAAGCAAGCAAAGACTGAAGATGAAATAAAGAAAATGACAGTAAAGCAAGTTAAAGAAGCATACAATACACTTGCTACTGATTATAATCATTTAATTGAATTTGATTATTATTATTGTCATTGTTGTAATACGTTCCAGTCTAAAAGTAATTTTTATCAAAGTAAAACAAATGCTAGTGGTTATTTTCATATGTGTAAAAAATGCACTATGAAAGCTGCTACTGATTACAATAAAAAAGATGGAACATATAAAGACAATCGTGAAAAGACTATTAATGTTTTAAGGATGATGGATAAACCATTTGATGATGCTTTATATAATAAAATGTTACAAGCTGTTAAAGCAGATGTAGGAGAACGAACAATAGAAACAGCGTGGCAAAAGATGATTGTTGCCTTATCTTCTCTCCCACAATATACAGATAAGACTTTCGCTAATTCTGATTTTGGAACTCATACAGAATCAACGGATGAAGATGATGAAGAAATTAAAGAATTAATAAAAGCTGGTCGTAAGCGGTTTGGTAAATATCCATCAGAAGAATTATATTTTCTTGAAAAAGAATATGAAGATTGGGTAACTAGATATCCATGTGATAATAAAGCTCAAGAAGAACTATTTAAACGTGTTTGTTTTAAACAATTAGAAATAGATAGGGCGACCAAAGCTAATAGAGATACAAAAGATTTGGATAAATCTTTGCAGGATTTATTAGGTTCTTTAGGTATTAAACCCAATCAAAGTAGTGGAGATAGTTTGACTAACCAATTATCATTTGACCAATTGATTGAAAAATGGGAAGAAGAAAAACCCATTCCAGAACCTGAAGGGGTATTTAAAGATATTGACCGTATTGGAATGTTAATTGATGTTTTCTTTAGAGGGCATATGGCAAAGATGATGGGGATTAAGAATGCTTTCTCAACTATATATGAAAAGTTTATGTCTAAATATACAGTTACAAAACCTCAATATGATGAAGGGGCTGACAGTGAAACTCTGTTTAATAAAATATTCGGAGAAGAAGCTGACCGTGAATTAAATGATAGTTGAAAATAAAAAAAATATAAAAGAAGTTGAACAGGAAAAGTCTCAGAGGATAATGGAGACTATTGCTTGGAGAGCTGGTTATTATCGGGCTAATCCTCAAAGGTTTTGTAAAGATATATTAAATTTAGATTTAAAATGGTTTCAGGCAATTTTAATATGGGCAATGTTGCATAATAATTACTTTGCATTTATTGCCTGTCGTGGAATCGGAAAATCATGGTTAACAGCAGTCTATTTATGCTGTCAAGCAATTTTATATCCAAGAAGTAAAATAGTTGTTACTAGCAACACCCTCAAGCAAGCCAATGAGGTTTTGCTTAAAATACAAGATGAAATATATCCTTATTCTCCTATTCTTCAATCTTGTATTAAAGAAATGAAAATAGGTCAAAATGATGCAACCATTACTTTTAGAGGGAACTCTTGGATAAAAACAAGAACTAGTACTGAAAATTCTCGTTCTGCAAGAGCAAATATAATTGTTGTTGATGAATTTAGAATGGTTGATAAAAAAGTTCTCGACAGCGTTATTAGAGAATTTTTAAAAAGTTCTAGAAATCCCGGCTATTTAAAAAAGCCAGAATATGCACATTTATTAGAACGAAATAAAGAATTATATTTATCGTCTGCTTATTTTAAAAGTTCATGGGCTTATACAAAAGTACAATCATACACAGCAAATTTCTTTAATGATAAGCAGAAGTACTTTATTTGTGGGTTACCCTATCAACTTCCCATCAGAGAAGGCATGTTTCATCGTGGACAATTTGAAGATCAAATGTCTGAAGCAGATTTTAATGAAATCGCTTTTTCGATGGAGGATGAATGCTTATGGTATGGAGATACTGAAGGTGGATTATTTAAATTTGATTCTTTAAATAAAATTAGAAGAGTTAAACATTGCCTTTATCCTTTAGATTATTATAATGAGAAATTTCCAGTACCCAATCCTCCTGCTGGTGGTAAAAGAATTATGTCTGTAGATATTGCACTTATGGCATCAACAAACAAAAAGAGAAATGATGCTTCATCTATTTATATAAATGATGCTATAAGAACTACTACTACAACTTATCAATCTAATTTTGTTTATGGAGAGAATTTTGAAGGATTAACTACTGATGAATTAGGAATAATAATAATGAGATATTTTTATAAGTACAAATGTACCGACTTAGTAGTTGATACCAATGGAGTAGGTTTAGGTATAGCAGATTTTATAGCTAAAGACCAGTATGACCCAGAGACAGGAAAAGTATATGGAGCATTAAGCTGTTGTAATAATGATGAAATGGCTGCTAGATGCAAAGTTCCTAACGCTTTGAGAGTAGTGTGGTCAGTAAAAGCAACAGCTGATTTTAATAATACAATTTGTGTATTGTTAAGAAATGCTATTAACAATGGTAGAATTAATTTTTTAATTCCAGAACAAAATGCAGATGAAGTAATTGCTGAAGAATATAAATCATTTAAAAAGATGACTCCAATGGAACAGGCTAAAATGAAAATGTCATATGCTCAATGTACAATGGGGGTATATGAATTAGTTAAACTCAAATATTTTATTAAAAATAACAAAATTGTTGTATATGAACCATCAGGTTGTAGAAAGGATAGATACTCTTCTATTGCTTATAATTATTGGTGTGCTTCACAACTAGAATTACAATTACGTCCTCATAATCAAGATACAGAATCTTTAGTAAAAAGATTGATTATTAAAAAAGGACATTTAAATACAAGAACATTATAGGAGGTGCGCTTTGACTCGATTTAAAAAAAAAGAAAAAGAATATGATGCGTCAAATAGCGCATCAATAAAACATGTTGATTCTCAGGAATTAAATAAAATTAAAGAACAATTTTCTGATGAACAAAAATATAATTTTACAACTGCTATAAACGCATTACATCAGTTTAGAGATATAACTAAAAATTATAGAAAATCAATCGCTACTTTTGATAAAGAACAGTTAATTGGGTATTTAAAGAATATTGGAAGTAATGAAAATAATTTAAGAAATCTTTCTTGGTATATGTTTTATCGCAGCCAAGTTTATAGAAGAATTATTTTATATAATGCTTGTATGTTTGAATTAAGTGCAAGAAGTATTATTCCTAA